CAGTGCAATCAATCTAATTGAATTGATGCAGAAGCACTATCCTTCTGATAAGGCTGAATTGCTTGAAAAGAAATTGCTTAGTGCAATTAAAGGTAAAGATCAAGCAAGATTTTCTAAGGCCGTAAGGAAGAAAAATGAAGAAAAATAAATCTAAAAAAGTTGATGAAGGCTTTTTAGACGCCTTGATTGGGGACACTGGTGCTGCTGGCCTCAAGAGTATGTTCAAAGGTGGCATGACTGGACAGGCTCAATTAGCCCAAGATTTATTCATCAAAGACTTCGTGGGCGATGCTGTTTCTTCACTTAACGCTGGCATCAAAGGTGGATTCATCAATCCAGGAATTCGCGGTGGTACAACTCCTCCTGTTAATAACAACGGTGCTAATCCCCCTACTGGCGCTGGCCCTGCTCCAGCAGCCCCTGGCGCAGAGAAAACAAGTACTCCCCCTCAGCAATATATGGGCAAGATTGCACCCAATGTACGTGCTGCAACTAAGCCCACAGCAGCACCTAATCCACTTCGTGCTCCGGTAGTTCCTCAGAAAAAGACAATCACTGCTCGTCCTAATCCAAATTCTATGCCCGGTGGCATTACAAAGGGCGGCATTTCTATGAAGTCTGGCTTAAAAGAAAACTCATATCACAAGTTGAATGAACTGTTCGAGAGCATTATGGAAGCTACTGGCGGACAAAGCATCGCTGCATATATGGAAAAGTGGTTTTCTAAGTATATGGGCGGAGTCGACTGGGCTACTCACGGCGCAGCAATTAAGCCTCTAATTCAGAACATTCAGGATACGTATTCTAAAGATAAGGGTGTCGCCGCCATCAGAAAATTAGCAAATGCAGCATTTGCTGTAGCTAAGGCATCAGATGTTACGCCAGACGGCGCTAAAAATATACCAGTTCCGGGAAATCCTGCTAAAGATGAAACAGTAGAGCAGCTTAAAACCGCTCTAGAAAAGCTGTCAAAAGAGGATCCGGCTGCATATAATAATTTAATTAAGACATTACGCCCAGCATCATGAATTTAGCAGAGTCCCTGTCAAGCCTTACTAAGAAGCTAGAAAGCATCGTGCAACCTCGCTTGGTTGAGGCTAAGGGACACCTGGATCATCCAGAAGACCTAGTGTTCATTGAAGATGAAGCGGGCGCAAAAAGAGCTATTCAAGCTATTGAAGCAACAATTAATAACCCTCAAACTGTAACTATTAAGTGGGATGGATATCCTGCTCTTATTTTTGGCAAAGGTACTGATGGTAGATTTACTATCATGGACAAGCATATGTTCAACAAGAAAGATGGTACTGGTAGACAAGTATTCAGTCCCAAAGAGTTTGTTGAATATGATAGAGCGAGAGGCGTAGATCGCGGAGATTTATACAACCTCATCTCGACTATCTGGCCAGGATTAGAAAAAGAAGATCGCGGCTCGAACGGCTACTACTGGGGTGATCTTCTATTCAGCGTACCATTACAGGATGAAAAAGGGGTATTTAAGTTTAGAGCCAATCCTAATGGTATCGCATATACAGTAGATACTGACAGTGATGTTGGTAAGTTGTTGGCAGGCAAAGTAGCTGGTATTGCCGTTCACCAGTTCATTCCTGCTGATGCTGCAAGTACAGATGAGGCTACTAGTTTAAACGGATCTATTGGTAATCTACAGAACACTAGTAATGTTGCTATTGTTCCAAGTAAGATGCCAATCACCCCTAACTTAAAAATGCCTAAGCAACTACTAAACGTTGCTAAACGTGAACTAAATCAATATGGCCCTGCAATCAAAGACTTGATGCATACTGCTCCTCAGGCTCGTAACACTTTCAATCAACTATTCACAACTTATATCAACAAAAAGATTGTTTCAGGTAATCTATCTAATCTACTTAAAGACTTTATGGCCTACGTAGAAACTAGACCAATGTCAGACAAGATGAAGGCCAAGATTCTAGAACATCTCAAAGTCAATAAAGAAGGTCTTCTTGGCGCATTCAAAGTATGGGTAGCTATCTATAATCTCAAGATGTCAGTCGTAAAGCAACTTGACCAAGCAGCAACGCATAGCCCAGTCAAAGGATATCTACAAGATGGAACTCAAACTCAAGAAGGCTTCGTGAGCCAGGGTCTTAAGTTTGTAGATAGAATGGGCTTTAGTCGTCAGAACCTTCAGGGTCGCTGACCAATTTCCAACCCTTATGACTTTTTCTAGCACCTCTCGCTAATGCGGAAGTGTGTCCTTGACCAAGATTATACTTTTTTCTTAGTTCCCACTGCGTACAATGTTCTATTGTGCCATCCTGGTGAACAAAGTGATATATGGTATTGTCATATCTACTGTTTGTTTTGCTCTTGAATTCGTTATAATCTACGTCTTTGTTCTTGAAAAGACGCCAACCGTTGTAAGTAACCCAGTTACCATGAATCAATGTGTGTAGATTACCAGCAGATAACTTAAACTCTTGTATTAGTTGCTGTCTAGTGCATATACGCTCTATTCCACTATCATGTACAAAGTGATATTCAGTGTGATCGAACATCGGATGCTCTTTACCAAAATGAGGGGTCCATCCGTGGCCGCCTGACTCGGGTTTTAAGTTGGCCCATTCATCGCTTCGTACTACGTTCCACAACTTAGAATAATGCTTACCCCAATGTTCTACCTCTTCTATAGTTTCACATTCTCGGATAATCTCTGTAGTAACATCATATCCATGCTTGTTGATATGGTTTCTCCAGTACTTTCCTGAACCTTGATACTTATGAGGATCGTTGGCTTTGGTTTGTCCTAGGTATTGTAAGCCGGTTTTGTTGTGGGTTTTCTTGTACAAATAAATAGACATTGCTGATACTCCTTAATAGTATTAGAGTAGTTGGGACGGCCATCCGCGAACTACATTTTTATTTATACTTTTGCCCAAAAAGATATCTCAAAACCAAGTTTTTTTGCCATAATGATAAATAAATGTATGAGCATGACGCTCACATTTATAAGGAAATAATACAATGGCACAATTCACAAAAGTAAACGGTGACTTTCTACCAGTTCTACACTTAGACTCACCGGCATACCAGAACGCAGGTCTAAACGCACTTTCATCTGCTGCAACTGTTCAACCACAGGGTCCGAAGCTAGACTTCTTCACTCTTACTGCATCAGGTTCAAGCGCACTTAGCGGTGCTCAGGTTAACGTAATCGTTCAGACTGTTCAGCAGCTTGCAACTGTTTACATCTATGAGTTCACTACTGCTGGTCCAGACACTATTGCATTCGCAGTTTACCCAACTGGCGCATGGTCAGTAGACGGTTCAGCTGGTGCAAACGTTGTTGCTGCTGTTCGCACAGCTTTGACTAACGCTTCACTTGCAAACGCCGTAACTGGTTCCGCAGTTGCAACTTTCACTAACTAATAGTTAGTTAAACTAATCTACGAAGGACCCGGGAATTAATCTTCCCGGGTTTTTCTTTGTTCTAAATACATATATGTCACAACGCATTGCCTGTTACACACTGTTTGACATCACCCAAACTGGAGTAATGAACCGCTCCAAGCCAGTTGAAAGTGATGTTGCAGATTGGATTCGTAAGCGCAACACTCAATGCAATTTTGACACGTTACTGCAAGTAATATCAATGCGCTCTCAGCCGGAAGTAGTAAAGCTCCCGATCAAAGTAGAGATGACAGAACAAGAGTTTGATAAGTTTGGCTTCCTTTATCAGCCCTCAGATAATACTAGCTATTGCTGGAAGTTTGAGTTTGAGATTCAACATGCAAGTGTGTTTGAAAATGGTATTATACCATTAGGCGCACTGTATAAAGATTGTGAAGGAGTTCCAATGCTTATATGTCAAGATCAAATAGCAGATACCCCAGCATTCTTAAATATAACTGAAGAACTTAGAAATATTTACTTTGAGGTAGTATGACAACAGTATCCAAACTTAACAAGTTCTTTGATGATGAACTTAACTCAGACTTGAGGGATATATTGATTACCTGTGACAGGTATGGTAGATATACACTCTTTGGTGAGTATAGTATCTCACCTACTAAAAGTGGCTACTATAGAGTTCGTGGAAACAACACGAATATTGAGCTTACTAACATAAAGAATGCATTAGCATATGTGACACTAGTTCATGCTGGTAAATATTCAGAGGCTAATAGAATACAGCAGTTAGACTTGAGCTTATGCAGTGTGAATGTTGATCTAGCTGCTTACAGAAACATATTAAAGAATAAATCTGATCTGGACTCTAAACTAATCTATATCATCAAAATCCAAGAAGACTCAATCAAGAGACGCAGGATTGTTGAAGAAATCAAATCACACATAAATAGTTCTATACGCATTCAGGAGCGCAACTTCAATCGTGCCCGTAAGCCTATTTTTAAACAAAAGTGATAAATACTTTATCAAAGGAAGAGTTAATACCCATGAAACTAACTGATCTAGACAGACGCAATGTAGCTGCAAAAGCACTGAAGGAAAACTTTTCGGTAGATTTCAATGTCTCATCATTGGATCGTCCAAAGACTTTAGCTATGCTTAAAAAGGTATCCGGACTTATCAAAGAGTCACGTAGATCACCTGACTTCCACAAGGCAGAAACTAACCCAACTTACATGAAGATGTTGTTCATGGAACAAGCTCTTGCAGAACATCTTAAGGTTGCTAAGGCTCCTCGCATCGTTCTTGAAAACGAAGAAGTAGAGAAGTCACAAGTCATTCTTGCTGCTCAGGACATGGTCGATTCAATCCAGAAGATGTATGAAGATGTAAACGACATGCTCGTTAAGGAACTTCCTGCTCTTGCTGATTCAGTAGAATCTGAAATTGGTGTCAATGAAGGTGCTGCGTTCAATGAAACTGCAACTGCTGCACTAACTAGCCTCAACGCTGCTCTACAGGAAGCACAGACTCAACTTAAGTCTGCACTAGGAGGCTTGACTGGTCAGGGCGGTGCAGATGCATTTGCAATGGGTGCACCTGAAGATGATGCTGCAATGGGTGCAGAAATGGGCGCTGACATGGATATGGACATGGAAGAGCCTGAAGAAGAACCAGGTGCTGAACTTCCTCCTATCCCAGATATGGACGACGAAGAAGACCTAGGCGGAAACATCGGTCGCGCAAAGAGATAATTGATGTTACTTTTTGAGTTTGACCAAGATAGCGCAATGGTATCTAAGATTGTTGCGCTAACCAATCAGCTTAAACAAGATAGGGAAGACGGTAAAATCGGAGACGATTATACCGTTGACCAGCTTTTGCAATACTTTCAAAAGTACGATGTAATCCTAGATGCAAACGATTTGTACAACATGATCAAGGTTCCCCCGCTTAAGGGAATCATCAAGAACATTCAGGGTGATCATGTTATCTTTGTTGGTCAAGAAGAAGATGAACATGAAAAGCCAGAAGGCGGAGACAGTGAAAAGACTGTCAAGCAAATGGCTAAAAGAGCAATGAAA